CCCGGCTTACCAATGTCACCGCCTGATTTAGCTTTTTTAACTGTAGCAGATTTTTTCTCTTTGCTTAGACCTGCACTTGGTTTTGCATCTTCTTTGAATGGATGACCTGATTTAGCGGCAGCTTTAGCACGTGAACCCCATACTTCGTCTTTATCGCTTTCTACTTTGCCATCACCGTCATAATCTTTCCCGGCTTTTTTGCCTTTCTTAGCTTCGTACATGCCAAGACCTAAACTTTCGTCAACATCTTTTTCTTTAGGAGCATTAGGATCTACTTTTTTGCCACCTTTAACAATCGTTTGTTTACCTGGATTAGCTTTACCCCATGCTTTAGATTCTTTCTCATCAGCTTTGTCTTGAGCTTTCTCACCTGCCTTTTCAGAAGCTGAACGAGCTTTAACTTTACTTGCTGGCTCTGCATGTGGCTCATCACTGAAACGATCTGGGTTATGTGAATGACGTAAACCAGTTTTTGTACGAGTAATAGTGCCACCAGTTGATGACATTTCTTCGTCAACTTCACTTTCGGCTCCGTCCATACGACGATGCGCGGCCTTAGTAGCCTTAACTAGTGTCTTATACTTGTCAACTTTGTTTTGAACATGAGCTGGAACCGGTTGAGCTTCACGATAAATCATTCCTGTACCACCGCACTCTGTACATGTCTCATGACCACCAGTTAATACACCTTCCTCGACTTTGTGCTCATGCTTGCTTTTCATTTTTTCAGCTTGTGATTTTTTCAAATCTTTCATTTTATCTTTAGCTTCAGATAACATTTCTTTTAGTCGCATTTTTTGTCCTTCGCTTAGTGTATCGCTATTGTCTAAATGATGTCCGTACTCGCTGAACTTCATTTCGTACTCTAAATAATGATAGACGCTGGCGATATAATCAGCGGCTTTAGTAATCTTTGCTTGTACCCAACCTTCTAATTGATCTTCATCTTGGATTTGTTGGAATAACTTATGTGAATAATTAGCTAATTTGTACAAATCAGCTTTGGCCATTGCGCCTTCACGGTCTGTTTCACCATCGTGCAATCCTACTACATCACCGCCCATATTTGGTGCTGGTGCTGGTTCTGCTGATGCATCTACTGGTGTCCCAATATCTGGGGTTGTTTGATCTAATTCTGCTGGCATGAGTATACTCCGTTATCTTTATATATTTAGCGTCTTTTGACGATAGCCACTTTCTTACGTGGATTAGATTTGATATCTTCCATTGGCCCGCCGAACAAACTTACGCTATTTTGATCTAATGCATTAACACTTTTTACAGGTTTTTTGCTGTATGCGGCTGCTCCGCCCTCTACACTAGCTATATTTCCTGCACTTGTAGCACCAGCACTTGCTGTTTCCGCCACACCTTGTGGTTTGCCAAATGGATGTACTTCGACCCATTTACCGCCTTGATTTTGAATCCATTTACCTTTGTGATATTTGCTTTTAACAATATCATGCACTCTTAGTGCGGCTTCTTGGCTATCTCTATAGCCTAAATTACGTGCTTCACGTTCTTGATGGCCGGCGATCATGTTTTGTTTAAGTCTGCCGTCCTGTGGATCATACCTATACCAAAGATTAGCTTCGTCGTGCCCACCGCGCAAATCGTTACCATCGCTGTCATAATAGTTTGTAAAACTACCGTGTCTGCCTTCTACTAATTCTTTAGGATTAAATCCTGTTAAATCTTTAATTTTCATTTTGTTCTTCCTCTAAAGCCTTTGCTCCCCATGCCAACAGGGTTTTCACCGCCCATAAACTTGGGTAAACTAAACCACAATTTGAACCATTCTTCAGTTCCTGGCTGTATATTTTGCTCACGTTCTATAATTCTTTTCTCTGTACCAGTTATACTGATGTTGCTTCCACCATAAGGTTGCAGACCTTTATATTCTGTAATTCCTGCTAACTTCTTAAGGTGTGCTAATTCATCCATTATTTTAAACTCGATCTTAGCATCCAACTGTGCTTTTTATGTGCATCTTGGCGATCAGCTAGGAAATTGCTGAGTCCATGATCTCCATGAGCTTCAGCCATGTCAAATGCAACACGGAATATATTTGCCATGCGTTCACTATCTTCTAATAATTCTTTTAGCATGCCGCTCCAATCTGGAACTGCGTTTTCATCATGTACTGTGGTCAACATGCTGAATTTTTGTAAACTGGCTGGTGTATAAATCTGTAACGCACGTAGATGTTCAGCAAACGGATCTATAGCGCCGTATACTTCTTCATATATTGTTTGGAATAATTCGTGCAATTGAGCAAACAGTGGTCCTTCTATATTCCAATGAAAGTTGTGTGCTTTTAGATAAAAACTAAATTCACTGGCAAATGCAGTTTTAAGTGCTAAATGATATTTGTCGTGTTCCATTATATTCCGTATTTGTTAGGTTTACGTTTAGCTACAGGACTAGCTTTGTTAATTTCTTGTGATTCTATACTGTGTTTTGAACTTAGTACTTTTTGTTTTAAGCCCATAGCCTTACGACTGGTGTTTATTATATTAGCGTCTTCATCGGTATATGCCATAGTTATCAATTCGTTAGCGGTAGGCCCAAGTCTTGCCATGTTTTGATTTTCTGGACTACCTGCCATATGTACACCGAATCTATACATATCATAGTAATGGCTGGGCAAATCTGGGTAAGAATTTAATCCGGGAATACTATCGCTATGGTTAGGATGTATGGCTTGTCTATTGCCCTTAATGCCATCACCTCCTATACCGGCCGAGCTAGTATCGCCACCGTCATCTTCTTTAAGGATTACAAATTCTTTAGCTCTCATTATACACCGTACTTATTTCTTTTAGATTTAGCTACAGGACTGACTTTATGTGTATCAGTGGGTTCAGTGCTTTTTCGCCATGGTGCAACTTCTTGATGCTGAGTAGGGATAACTTTTCTAACTTGCTTTAGCATCTTATCTTCTACTTCAGTATAAGGATGTTGTGTCCAGAAAGGCCCCATCCAGCTTTCGTGATCAACATCTAATGGTTTATTGCTACCATCAGACATAGCTAAAGCCATACCAGTTCTATATTGATGATACGTTGGATAATAGCCGCCAGGGTCACGATCTCTACTAATGCCTTGTTGAACAGCATCGTGATGAGGATGTGTGCTCCCAGTACGTTCAGATAAGAATTCTTTAGCTCTCATTATACACCGTACTTGTTAAGTTTGCGTTTAGCTACAGGACTAACAACATTTCCACCGTCTGCTTCATTACTAACACCATCACTGATGTGTGTTATAGGTCCAGTGCCCATGACTTTTGCGGCATCTTTAACTTTTTGTAAGTCTGCATCTGTATATGCGGTGATTAACGGGTCGCCACTCATAGCACCAGCTCTTTCCATGTTTGGATTAGCAAGAGCCATGCCAAATCTATACTGCATGTATGGACTTCCGTTGGCCTTATTCATGCTAATATCAGGGATACTCATAGCATTTTTAAGTGCTTGAATATGCACGTGATGTAATTCTTCGGCGCCTTTACCAGCATAAGGCACATCGCCTTCCGCTAGTTGTTTACGCATAAATTCTTGTGCTCTCATTTCTCTTATTACCTTATTAGCATATTTAATCGAATTCTCATCAGCTTTGGTATATACTTGTTTTACTTTTTTGTTACCTTCGCCTCTTTCTATACGTTCAGGTTCTTTAGCTTTTTCTTTTTCAAAGTACTTACGCATGTCCGCTGTGCTTGTTGCTACTTTCTTTTTAGTAGGTTTTGACATAAAATTCATTAGGTTTTCTTGTGCTAACGGTTCTGCAACTGGTTTTTCCTTCTTAACTTTTTTAACTTTTTCAGGATGTTGTCCGACTGCGGCAACTACCGTATCGTAATAATGTTGACCATTTACTGTTAAATTAGGATTAGTTCCAGCGGCTTGATAAAATGCATCCATATCGCCTGCTCGAGCGGCTGTGCGTAATGCAGTAGCACTACTTACACGAGGGCTTGGTACATGTATAATTTTAGCAAAATTGAAATAACCGTGATTGCTTTCTTTGCCGTTGTATTGATGTAATAGTTTTCCAGCCCATGCCCAGTCTTGTGCATCAGTTACATACGCTACAGTTGCACCATCGCCTACTTGTTGATAAATTTTAGCGGCTAAAGTAACAACACTTTGTTCACCTAAAATATGTCCTTTAATAGCTGGATCGATAGCAGTCATCCATGCTGTTTTTAAATCGTAAGGTAATGGATCGTTGGGCCCAATAGTTCCTGGATTAGTTCCAATGAACCAATGATTGCCGGCATGCTTAACAGCGTTCCATACTTCCATATGGCCTTGATGTGGAGGATTGAATCTTCCAAAGCAAAATGCCGCATCTACTTTATGATGTGCTTCAAATAACTGTCTTAACTTCATTGTGCTGTCTCCGGTGCGGCTACTGGAGTCTTACCTGGTGCCCATGTTGTAGGAACAATTTTAATATTTCCATACTTGTGACCTTTTTGTGCATAACGCACGTGACCTTCCCCGTGTGTATCCCAAATTTCTTTACGTGGCTGTTGTTTAATTGCGGCATCTACTGTATCTTTCATGTTACGTATACCTTTAATTAAAAACAATATAGCATCTAATCCGCCAGGATGTGCTTGTATCATATCGATAATGTGTTGGATTTTTTTAGGACTCTTACCTTTTGTCTGCATCCAGGTAACAAATGTATTACCAGTAATGCTTCCGAAGTCTTGTTGATTGTTAGCATGTTTGTTACTCATGTCATTAAAGAACGGATAAAATATACCATTCTTATCTGGATCAGGTAAGCTATTCATAAATCCATCGATTACTGCGGCATGAGTATTTGCATATTCGATCATACTGTCTACAGCACTGATGTCTACTTCGGGTGCTTCATCTGTGTAGATAGGCCCTTGCACTATTAACCCGGGAGTCTGATTAAACTCTTCAAAACTATCTTTAGGTTGTTGCGAACGATCGTCTGCACCAAACGATGGAAATGTAGCATGTCCTACTACCATTACCTTAGCTTGTGTAATACGTTGGCCTAATTCACTTCCTGCATCCACATGGTATGTTGTATTGCTTAATGGGTTAGGACTAAATTCCCATATTCCTTGAGGATATTCTTCTGTTGGCGGTGCAAGTTTTTTGTTCAAACTTGGATCAACACCAAACAATGCATCGGCATATACAAACCCTACAAAGTTTTTAGGAGTTGCGGCATCAAATAGTGGATATAAATTTGAAAAATTTTGTGCAAATTGATTACGTTTTTGCTGTTCTTCGGGACTTTTGGGATTTCCACTTTGATTAGCAATAAAATCGTACACACCTTCTGGACTATCGCTTTTAACTCCGCGACTCCATTGATTGTGACCTGCTAAGATTAACGGTCCGCCTTTTTGTTCACGACCCCAATACACTTGAGGATTGCCGTCCCACTTACGGCGTACAGTAGTCTTGCCTGCTTTTTCGCTAGCAATTTCTTTAAAATGATTAAGTGCTTCTAATGTGCCACGAACACCTTTAAAGAATACTAGATGTTCTGGATGATTAAAAGGTCTTCCATATTTTTCCATACCATCGTCTGTGGCAGCAATAGCTTTACCCTCGCGATAGAATAATTCTCTTAACAGCACGATTAGTCCTTATACTTGCCGTTAGATATATGTTCTTTAGTATCTTCTAGCATTTTTTTGCAAATATCATTGCAAATTTTTTCATCTAAATGATCTGGAAGCTCACGGATTGGGTATTTTTTAATATAAACTTTATAGCTGTTTTCTACAGCAAGGCGGAACACCTTACTACTTATTTCACCTTTTTTATCAATACATCTAGTTAAACTAGGAAATACATGACGTCGATATACATCATCGTCATTGTGCATGAAGTGTATTAAGTCTTCTTCTAAACTGAAGTTTAATTCTCTGCCACCACCTTCTACAGGTTTAACAAACTTCATATCGTCGAAGTATTTGCCCTCTAATAGTTCATTTATACGCATTTTTAAGCCCAAAATAATAAATCAGCAGAAATCTCTGCGGTTAGAGTATTTATCGCTTTTGCAGGGCTTTAGTTTTTAATGATTCGCTCTACTTTGCTGATACTACCGCCCAAGTGCATCCGGGCCATGAGTAAATTATTATCACCAGTTATATAGAAATGAGTACCGCCCCAACTACGTGGTTTTAACAAGTCTTTGATACAACTTTTAGTTAGTTTACACTTCTTATTTGAGTTAGCCCATGCTATAAATGCACTATGCTCTTGTATAGTTTTACCTAGTGTAATACGATAATCGTAATTCATCTTGGGCATAACTACAGTTCCTGCATCGAGTACAGTGCCATCTGCAGGTTTAGAAATATACTTTACTTGATCAACGTCTATTTTAGCTAGAGTATTGATATCTGCTAAACTATTACTATAGATACTTAACCAAGGGCTTTCTACTCTGATATCTATATCAGACATTTTAGATAATGCCTTTTGTAAATTTAAGGCATAATCTAGTTCTGCTTGAGTATGTATACCGCTACGATACAATCCAAAATGGTTTTGTTTAGGTTGATTGGATAATGTGATGTCTGTTAGATTCTTAAGCACATTATCCAAATCATTATGTCTAAATAATCCTGAGCCAGCACATGTCAGTACAATTTTGTACTGATATATGCCACCAAACAATTTTTTAGTTATCTTGTACTGCATTTTCTAAATGATCTACCATAAGTAATGGTGTTTTAGGTAATTTAGGTTTAGCAACTAGTACAATCTTGTCATTTTCAACAGTTATTGTTAACCAGCCACCGTTCTTTAAATCCCCAAACAACATCATCTTAGCCATAGGACGTTTAATTTCTTTGTCAATGACACGTTGCAACGGACGAGCACCCATCTTATTATCAAAACCATGCTCGATTAACCAGTTAGTAGCATCTTTGTCGATCTTAACACGTATACCTTTGTCCTTAACTTGCTCTCGTAATTCATCCATAAACTTATCAATAACTTTAACTACAGTCTCTTTACCTAGTTTACTAAACGTAATAATAGCATCTAAACGATTACGGAACTCTGGAGTAAAGAATTTTTTAAGTTCTTTGTCACTATAGTCTTTTTCCTGCGCTCCAAAGCCAATTGCGTTCTTTTCAGCTTCGTTAGCACCAGCGTTAGTTGTAAGAATCAATACAATGTTACGACAATCAGCACGTTTGCCATTTGATCCGGTAATAAATCCGTTATCCATCATTTGCAACAATACTGTACTGACATCTGGATGTGATTTTTCTACTTCGTCAAACAACAATACAGCATTTGGATTCTCTTGAATCTGTGTAATTAGTAAGCCAGCATTTTCTTCAAAGCCTACATAACCTGGAGGGCTACCTATTAGTTTACTAATACTGTGTTTTTCTTGATACTCACTCATATCAAACCTTAACAGTTTAGATCCTAAATGTTTAGCAAGAGATTTAGCTGTTTCAGTTTTACCGCAACCAGTCGGCCCCATGAATACAAACGATCCAACTGGTTTGTTTTCAGGTTTAAGCCCGGCTTGTGCTACAATAATCTTGTCTACAATCTCTTCAACGGCTTTATCTTGTCCAAATACATCGGCACTTACATTATCCTGCAATTTTGCAATGCTAGAACTTTCGGATTCCATAATAGTTTCCTCTGGCATATCAACCATCTTAGCAAGTTCATATTGGATTTCGCGTTCACCGATAATACGGTCGTCGGCAAGTTTTAAATTAAAACGTGAGCATGCTACGTCGATTAAATCAATAGCCTTATCCGGTAACTTTTTATCAGCTTGATACTTAACACTCAACTTAATAGCCGCTTGTAATGCATCGTTTCGAATCTTAACATTATGGAATGACTCGTAATATTTCTTAATACCTTGCAAAATGCTCAAAGTCATTTCTTGTGTAGGTTCGTCTACAGTAATGCGCTGGAACCGGCGCATCAACGCACGATCCTTTTCAAAATGTTTACGATATTCTTCCCAAGTAGTACTAGCCACAACTTTAATGTTGCCTTTGCTTAGAGCCGGTTTCATCATATTAGCAAGATCATTAGCTGAATTACCAGCAGATCCGGCACCAGAGATCATATGTGCCTCGTCGATGAACAGCACAGTCTTACCTTTCTTTTGAAGAGCTTTAATAACATGTTTAAAACGTTCTTCAAAGTCTCCTCGATATTTACTGCCTGCAAGCATAGCTGAAATATCTAAACTATATACTTTGTAATCTTTAAGGAAGTCAGGAACTGCACCTTTAACAATATTATAAGCAAGTCCTTCGGCAATAGCTGTTTTACCTACACCAGGATCTCCTACAAGGATTACGTTGTTTTTACTACGACGTCCTAGTGCTAGACTAATATTTTCTAACTCATCTATACGACCGATAACAGGATCGATCTTATTTTTAGTAACTAGATCATTAAGATTAGTTGTAAATGCCGCAAGTGCTCTGGTTAACGAATTGCTTTCAGGCGCATCATCTTCGCCTACTTCTTCTACACTGTTATTAATAAAGTCGGCAAACTTATCTCGATCAATGCCTGCTTGTTGAATATAAAAATAAGCCCAGCTACGTTTTTCGCCCATCATGGCAATAAACACATCAGTAGCTTCGATTTTTTGACGACCGTTAAACAATACTTGTGTAAATGCTCGATTAAGCACACGCTCTACGCTTTGTGTTTTACGAGGCTTAATTACAACATCTTGAATAACAATTTCACTACAGTTATTATTCAAATAATCTGAAAGTTGCTTTTTAAGATCATCCGCATTAGATCCAAAGGTCTTAATACATTCGCTAAAATTATCTTCAGATAACATAGCCAGTAGTAAATGCTCTATGGTTAGGTATTCGTGATGTAATTTTTTAGCAGTTTCAATCGCTCTTTCGAACACCGCTTGTAAGCTATCACTTGGTTCAACCATTACTTTTTTCCTTTTTTCTTTTGTAATTTCTTCTTAGCCAATGCCAGTTTTAAAGGACTTATGTTGTCTGTAAAACATACGCCGTCCAAATGGTCTAGCTCGTGCTGAAAACATCTTGCATCAATGCCTTCAAGCTCTATTATACACTTATTTCCCTGTCTGTCAAGATACATAGCTGTTATTTTATTGTCACGTGGCACACGTAAAAATAAATCTGGAAAACTCAAACACCCTTCTTCGCCCAATACTTTAGCGTTGTCTCCTACAAGTATCCCGGGATTGAACAT